GACCGTCGACCTAGACGACAAGGCTCCTGAAATCAACGAGGACGGTTCGGCCGACGTCACGATTGAGGAGGCAGATGCCCGTGGACTCGTCGAGTCCAAGGAATTTTACGCCAACCTTGCCGAGGACTTGCCGGAAAGCGAGTTGCAGGCCATTGCGACCGACCTGCTGCAGAAGATCGAGATCGACAAGGACTCGCGTCAGGAACGTGACCGCAAGTACGCTGAAGGGCTGCGCCGCACCGGTCTCGGTGACGATGCCCCCGGTGGCGCGCAGTTTGAAGGCGCTTCCAAGGTCGTGCACCCGATGCTGACCGAGGTGGCGGTGGACTTTGCCGCCCGCTCGATCAAGGAACTGTTCCCGCCGTCGGGCCCTGCCAAGGAATACATCCCGGGCGAGGTGACGAAGCCGAAGGTAGAAAAGGCGTTGCGCAAAACGCGCTGGCTGAACCTGCAGACCACGGAGCAGATGCCTGAACTGCGCAGCGACCTTGAACAGTTGCTGACCCAGCTGCCCATGGGCGGCTCACAGTACCTCAAGATCCGCCAAGACGAACGCATGCACCGCCCGGTGTCTGAGTTCGTACCCATTGACAACGTGTACGTGCCATTCTCCGCTTCGTCGTTTTACACGGCCGAGCGCAAGACCCACGTGCAGGACATCACCGAGCAGGAATTTGCCGCCCGGGTGCGTAGCAAGTTCTACCGTGACATCAGCGTTGTCTCCCCGCAGACGCCTGACGAGACCGTGGCCGAGCGGGCCAATCAGAAGATCGAGGGCAAGACCCCCGACAGCATGAACATCGACGGCGTGCGCCGCGTGTACGAGGTGCAGTGCCAGTACCTGCTGACCGACGACAAGCGCAAGGCCAACCCGGACGATGACGAGAAGGGCCCTGCGCCGTACCTGATTTCCATTGACGAGTCGACCAACAAGGTCGTCGCCGTCTACCGCAACTGGGAAGAGGACGACGAGGACGAGGTCGAACTGACGCACATGGTCGAGTTCGTGTTCGTCCCGTGGCGTGGCGCGTACGGCATCGGCATGACGCACATGGTCGGCGGCCTGAGCGCCGCCGCGACCGGTTCGCTCCGTGCGCTGCTCGACTCTGCGCTGATCAACAACTTCCCCGGTGGCGTGAAGATGAAGGGCGGCCCAATGGGCGGCCAGAACGTGCGCATCGACCCGACGAACGTCAACGAGATGGACGGCGCCGCCGGCCTGATCGACGACATCCGCAAGATGTACATGAACATCCCGGTCAACCAGCCGTCGCCTGCGCTGGTGACCCTGTTGTCGTTCCTCGTGGACGCCGGCAAGAGCGTCATCAAGACGACGCTGGACGAAAACCCGGATGGCAGCCAGAATGTGCCCGTCGGCACCCAGATGTCCCGCGTCGAGCAGGGCATGGTCGTTTACAGCGCCATCCACGCCCGGCTGCACAACAGCATGCGTCAGGTGCTCAAGATCCTGCACCGTCTGAACGGCACATGGCTCAGGGACAAGGACGTCAAGAAGTTGGCCGGCGAACAGATGACGTCGCGCGCCGACTTCACTGGCGCCATGGACGTCATTCCGGTCAGTGATCCTAACATTTTCAGTGAGTTGCAGCGTTTTGCGCAGATTCAAACCATTGCGCAGCGTTCGCAGATCGTGCCGCAGCTGTACGATGCCTACAAGGTCGAGGTCGCCATCCTTGAGCGGATGAAGGTGCCTGACCCGAAATCGTTCCTTAAGCCGCAGCCGGAACCGACGTTGGCCAACGCCGTTAACGAGAACGTTGCGATGTCGCTGGGACGTCCTGTGGTTGCGTTCCCTCTGCAGGACCATCTGGCGCACATCAAGACGCACGTGGACTTCTTCCAGTCGCCTATTTTCGGCCAGAGCCCGCAGCTGTCTGCCGCGTTCATTCCGCCATTTATCAAGCACGTGACGGAACACTTGCTGTTCTGGTACGCGACGACCGCCTACCACACGGCGTCTGAAGCAGCCGGTAAGGACATTACCGAGTTCATGAACACCAAGGACCCTGAGATCGAGCAGGAGTTCGACCGGATGATGACCGACGCCAACAAGGCCGTGCTCAGCAACGCCGGTCAGTACATCGGCGCGTTGCCCGGCATCCTGCAGTCCGCTCAGCAGCTGATGCAGCAGGTCGCCCCGCCGTCCCCGCCGCCGATGGATCCGTCGCAGGCCGCGCTCAAGAAGGCCGAGATGGACAACGCGACCAAGCAGCAGCAGCTGCAGCAGGATCAGCAACAGTTCCAAGAGAAGCAGCAGTCTGAGCAGCAGCAGCAGGCGTCGCAAGATCAGGCCAAGCAGGCCAGCGATCAGCTGCACGCCGAAACGCAGAAGGAAACTGCCGGTATCAACGCGCAGACCAAGGTGCAGACGACGCAGATGGACAACACGACCGGAGAGACCATCGCGGCTGCTGAAATTGCCGCTGGAAAACACACAAATGTTCGTAATGGCGAGGGCATCGGCTCTCATGGCATGGGTTAAAGGGTAAAAAAATGAAAAAGGAACACGGCGGCAAGGCGACCGGTGGCAAGAGCCACCACAGCGAGGGCTACGCCGGCCCGCGCCAGTACTACAAAGCGACCGGCGAAGAGGCGACCGAAGCGATGGCGACTGAAACCGCTGCACTCAAGAGCCCCAAAATGGGCGAAAAGACGACCGAATACGCTTACTGAGGTGTTTATGGGAATCGAGAGCAAGATTCTGAGTCTGTTGATTAGTGAGCGAGATGCGTACGCCATCAATTCGATTACCTCTATTTATGGCGGACATGATATTCAATATCAGGTTGGCATCCGTCAAGGAACCTATAGCGGACTTGACAAAGCTATAAAACTGATCGGCGCATTGCTTGAAGACAAAGCCAAGAAGGACGATCTACTGTGACCAGCGTGAGTAATTACGGCAGCAATGCCGAATTGGCGTTTAAATCGATTGATGAGGCGTTCCCTAAAATTGACCCGGGTCACTTGCCACTGGGCGAGCGGGTCATGGTGCAGATACGGAAAGCCGTTACCAAGACCAAGGGCGGCATCATCCTGACGACTGAGTCGACGCAGACAGAGCACGACAACACTCAGGTCGCCAAACTGATCGCTACCGGGCCGCTCGCTTTTTGCAACCGAGACACGGGCGCAAAGTGGCCGGAAGGTGATTGGGCCGGCGTCGGTGATTTTGTGCGTTGCCCCAAGTACGGCGGCGACCGATGGGAAGTGAAAGACGATCTGGGTGAGCCCGTCATTTGCGCAATCTTCAAGGACACGGACTTGATTGCCAAGGTTACGGCTGACCCTAGGCGCATTCGCGCGTTCATATAATCAACTGACCAACAAGGGGCAGTAACATGGCAAGGCAGGACGTCCTCACCGAGGACGACGACGACCGTTCGGCCGTCAATCAGGGGCAAGAGACCGAAAAGGAAGAGGTTGAGGTGCTAGAAGCGCCGCCTCCCGAGGTAAATCAGGAGGATGAGCAGGACGAGCGTCTGGATGTGACCGGCGCCGCTCAGGAAGAGGCCGAAGAGCATCACGAGCGCAAGAAAGAGACCGCCAAAGAGCGTCGTGAGCGCGCAAAACTCGCGCGTGACCGCGACCGTAAGGAAATCGAGTTCCAGCGCAACGTCATTGCGCAGCTGGACAAGCGCATCAACGACCTGCAGGCGTTCTCCATGGGCACCGAGGCCCGTCAACTGCAGCAGCAGCTGGAAGCCGTCCGGAAGGAAGCCGCGCAGTTCAGGGACGTCGCACTTCGCGCGCAACAGGCCGGCAACGTGCCGGACGCGTTTCAGGCGCGGGATCTTACGGCTCAGGCGGAAGCTCAGGCAATTCAGCTGGAAAACCAGCTAAAAGCCGTCGTAAACGCTGCTCAGGCGCCCAAGCAGCCGCAGGTGCCGGCGTTCGTTCCGTATGCGAAATCATTCGCGGAGAAAAAGCCGTGGTATGATCCTAGTGGTAGAGATGAAGATTCAGCGGTGGTCCTTGCCATTGACAGCGTGCTGTCGAAGGAAGGACGCAACCCCAACACCCCAGACTACTGGGAAGAGTTGGAGCGGCGCGTGAAGTCAAGGCTTCCGCACCGGTACAAGAACGAGTCTCGGCAGGACCCGGACGACGATTACGTCGACCAAGACCCTGAACCGAAAACGCGACGCGGCCCGCCAGTTGGCGGCGCCAGATCCGGCGCAACTCCCGGGAAGGTCCAGATCAGGCTGTCGCCTGAACGTGTGCAGGCGATGAAAGACGCCAACGCATGGGACGACCCGGTACTGAGAGCGCGACTCGCCAAACAGTACGCTGAATTTGATCGCCGTAATAAAACTTCGGCTAGCCGTTAAGGAGCAAGCCAAATGAGCAATGTGAATCGTGCCTCTAAGAAGTCGACCGACGTTCGCACCTCGCGAGCCGCCCAGTCGGGCAGCCGTGCTGATCGCAATGTCTCGGACGATGAACGTCTGATTGCGTATCGCAACGCGATGCACCAGTCAGCACTTCCGCAGTTACCGGAAATCCCCGGGTATCACACTTGCTGGCTAACCACCAGCAACCCACGTGACCCGATTCATGGGCGACTGAGGCTTGGCTATGAGCTTCTGAAGCCTGACGAGTTGGGCGGCGCACACTTTGAGACGATGAAGTCTGGAGAGTGGGCCGGTTGCATCGGCATCAACGAGATGATCGCTGCGAAGATTCCATTGAGCCTGTATCAGGGCTTCATGGCCGAATCGCATCATCATGCTCCTGCACGAGAAGAATCGAAGCTGCGGGAAACCGCAGAAGCGATTCGCCGGCAGGCCGAGCACATGGGGGCGCGTGTACAGGTGGGTGACGGACTGTCTGATTTGCCTGACGAGGACTCTGTTCCTGAGCCGGACTTCGAACCGTAACGTTCGACGTGCCGAATGGAGCAGAGAGTTTTTGTTAACTTCTCATAGGTAGACACAATGTCTCTTATCAATGCTCCATTCGGCATCGTGCCGGATTGGCACCCGACCGGGCAGATTCGCCCGACGGCGTACGTTTCGTACAGTGCCAATGATCTGCTCATCCCGAGCGCGACCAACGTCAACATTTACAAGGGTCAGCCCGTCAAGCTGGTGATTGGTACTGGTGCCGCTGTCAACGGCGTTACCATTACGACCGGCGCGATGGTTCTTGCCCCGATTACCGCAACGACTGATCGTCCGCTTGGCATTTTTGCCGGCGTCGAGTACGTCGATTCGACCGGTAAGCCGTGGTTCCAGAATTTCTGGCCCGCTTCGACCGTGCTGTTTGCCGGCGCGCGTCAGGTGGTCTATGTCTGGGACGACCCGGAACTTATCTACCGCGCTCAGCTGGACGGTGCTCCGTCGGTTGCGGCCGGTTACGCCCTCACGGGCAAGCAGCTGAACGTTTCCAACTTTGCGGCCGGCAACTCCCTCACGGGTCTGTCGCAGGCCACGCTGTCGGCTACGGTTGTGGCGACGGGCTCGCAGGGCCAGTTCCGCATCATCAAGCTGTTCAATGACATTAACGGTCTGGCAACGGATCCGTACCCGGTGTATGAAGTGAAGCTGCAGTACAGCCCCTTCGTCGCCGCTCAGACCTCACTGTAAGGAGTAAGCACACATGGCAGTCCCAATGCGGAGTACTGACTTCCGTGCCATCGTTGAGCCTATTCTCAATGAGGCTTTCGACGGAGTCTACGACCAGCGCGTCGATGAGTGGAATCAGGTTTTCAAGGAAGAGCCGGGTATCCCGCGCGCTTACCATGAAGAGCCGGTCCTGTTTGGTTTTGGTGCCGCCCCTGAACTTCCTGACGGCCAGCCCGTCACGTATCAGGCCGGTGGTGTGCTGTTCAACCAGCGCTACCTCTACAAGGTCTATGGTCTGGCGTTCGCGCTTACCAAGGTTCTCGTGGAAGACGGCGATCACATTCGTATCGGTCAGACCTACAGCAAGCACCTTGCTCAGTCGCTGATCGAGACGAAGGAAACCCTTGCGGCCAACGTCCTGAATCGCGCCTTCAACAGCGCGTACCTTGGTGGCGATCAGGTTTCGCTGGTCAATACGGCCCATCCGATTGTTAACGGCACGTTCAGCAACCAGCTGGCGACCGCTGCGGCCCTGTCGCAGACGTCGCTGGAACAGATGCTGATCCAGATCCGTAACGCGGTGGACAACAACGGCAAGCGCATTCGCCTTGAGCCGAAGAAGATCGTCGTTGCGCCGAGCAACGTCTTTCAGGCCGAGGTCATTCTCAAGAGCGTCCTGCGTACCGGCACAGCCAACAACGACATCAACCCGGTCAAATCGCTTGACCTGCTGTCTGGTGGTCAGGCCAACCTGTCGCGTCTCACGTCGGTCACGGCGTGGTTCGTGCAGACGGATGCGCCGGAAGGTCTCAAGCTGCTGATGCGTCGCAAGCTGGAAAAGAGCATGGAAGGTGACTTCGAAACCGACTCTATGCG